CCCGATGGGGAAAATGCGCCGGATACCGACCGTCGCGTCCACTGACGAGTCGCCGAAGGCCATCCGGCACTCATTCGTGGCCGAAACCTCCACCACTTCGCACTCTGCGGGCAGGGCGACGCGGTTATTGCCCGCCTGAATGGGCAACTCAACGACCGACTCGTCATCCGGAGCGAGTGTCTGGATGACGTGCGAGTCCCGGTCCTTGGGCAGGAGCGGGTGGGTCGCATGATTTGGAGACCACTTGGCCACAGGTTATGCCTGCACGCCCTGACCACTAGACGGGAGCACCCAATTACGCACCTGCTGGAGCGTGTAGGATGTGCCTTCGAGCGCGTTGTACTTGTCGAGGGCGTCCTGCGCGTCGGAAATGAGGTCGGCCTTGAGGGCCTGAATCTCGTCGATGCGCGTGGTTCCTGCGAGGAGTCGCTGGCGCTCGGCTTCGAGGGCCTCGTACTCCGCAACGAGCACGAACAGGTATTGCCTTGCGGCTTGATTGCGTACTGACATAGTTGGTTAAGTCCTATCGCTTTCTAGCTGGACAGCCGTTGAGGTGAATACGGTGTTGGGAGATGCGGCCATGCGGATCTCAAGGGTGAAGTTGATCTGTCTAAGGTTGCCGATAGGTGCAGCAGTCAAGCTCCACGTGTTAGTCGATCCGAGACTCACCCAAGAATTGAACGTCCCATTGGCGAAAGAGGTGTTGCCGGTCAGGTTCGAGGCGCGGGCCTCGTATTGAGACGAGGTGCCCCCGTTCATCCACGTACCGGAGCCACCCCCACCAACCGTACTCCACGTCCCTGCGTTCGACAGCGTGATGGACGGCCCAGAGGAGGTGAAGGTGATGCAGCTAACGACGGACGGCATTGTGGCGCCGAGAAGTGAAGTGATCTGTTTCCAGACCCCACCAATCTTCTGCCACACTGTCGCCGTCTTCCACGTCCCGCTGATGTTCACCCACGCAGTACAGTCCTTCCACACTCCACCTATCTTCTGATGAAGTGCCATAGAGCCTCCGTTAGCTGTGCTGCATGTAGATGTCGCCGTCACTGCCGCCAGAGGGCGTGCCGGTGCCGTGGCTGATGATGCAGGAACCCGACCAGTTGTTCATGGCAAGCGCCTGACCAGACGGTCCCTGCCACACGCTTCCGGTGAAGTAGAGAATCCAGCCCATCCCACTCTGGTTGTAGATGCCGCCTGCCTGTGCGCCCGTCTGGAACATCAGGTTGGGGCTACCGGATGCGGCTGAGAGGCAGATTCCGGCGTAGCCGTTGTAGCTGCCGCTGATGTACGCCGATCCGTAGCTCTGGTACGGAAAGGTGTGGAAGCCAACCCCATACGGATAGCCGTAGAGACTAACGCCAGCGTTGTTCCACGCGAGGTAAGCGCGGGCGGTGCCAGCACTGTCCTGCATCAGCAGGTAGTTGAGGGTGCCGTCGCTCCCGCCACCGCGAATGTTCCATCCGTCGGCTCCGCGTGGGTAGATGTACTCGTTGTTGTCGGTGTACAGGCCAGCCGTGCCGTTCAGCCTGATCCAAGCGTTCGCGTACAGGTAGCCGTTCGATCCATTGAACTCCCACCCGTTGATGTAGTGGGATACGCCACCGGCGAACGTCTGCGACGCGGTGAACGTGTTGCCGTAGTTGGTCAGCGCGTGGATGTACCACGTCCCCCAAGTGCCGTTATCGCGGCACCTGAACGCGGGCTGCGGAGAACCTCCGAGGGGCGCGCGGGGCCACGCGAGTTGCAGGTTGTACTGCGCCCAAGTGTAGTTGCTGCCGATGCCCAAGCCCAACGTGAAGAACTGCGAGCCTCCCGTACCGGGACCGTTGGTGGTCCCTTGAATGTACGTCGGGCCGAACCGCGAGGCTGAATTGAAGTCCGTGTAGTAGCCGTGGACGTTCCCGTCCATGTCGTTGAACAACTGCGGGGCCAGCGCACGAGAAATGATCTCGCTCCCGTTCGCCTTGATGACGCCAGCGCCGCCGTTGGCGGACAGGTACATGTCACCGATCTGGTTAACGACTTCCATGATGGTCGCGGCGGCACCGCCGTACCCCATGTAGCCAGAACGGGTGCCGGGGGTCGCCGTGCGGGCGTACCATGCCATGTAGGTGTGATCGGTGTCGCTTGCTTGCAGGGCCAGCGTCTCGCCACCCTTGTAGGCGAACAGCTTGCCGTAGGAGTAGACGTTGCCGAGATTCGGCTGCAAGATCAGCGAGTAGGCAGTCGCGTTGCTATCGTGCCGCCCCACGTCGATGTAGCAGTTGCCGCTCCCGAGGACGCCCATCTGCATCCCGTAGAGCGGGTCGGCAGAGTAGCGCAGGACGAGCGACGAGGCCGCACCGATGGTGCCGAGGACAGGCAGTGCGCTGTTGTCGGACGAGGCCAGGATGGCGGTGTCGTCCTCGCGCACAACCTTCTTCCACGAGCCCCACACGCCGTTGTTCTGCGTGCGCGTGTACAGCCTGTTGGTGCGCCAGTCGTGCCCAAGCTGCGTCGTCCAGTCGGCGCTGTAGGACAGTGACAGGAGCGACTGATCCGTGACGCCAGCCGGGAGGTCAACCGCGTCATTGCGGTGATAGTAGGCACCGAAGCCCACGTTGTCCACAGTGCGCCCGTCAGCGGTGTCGATGCCGCTGAGGTATCCGGACGACACGTAGCCGCCATTACCGTGCGTGTGCCCAATCAACGCATAGCGGCGTTCGACCGTCACTGGGTACCCCTTAAATCAAAAGAGGGAGCCCCCCGAAGGGGGCCCCCACTAAGTCCCTTAGGCAGGGACAACGATGGCGATGCCGGCTTCCGGACGCAGAACGCCCAGACCGAAGATCATGTCGGACGTGAACAGGTCAGCAAGCCACTCCTGCTTGTACTGAGTCTGCACACGCGGACGAAGCTGCTCGATCAGAACGAGCGCGTCCTTCTGGAGAAGGAGCGCAGCGCGCTGGTCGGTCGCGGCCGCACCGTCGGCCACCGACGCACAGTTCGTCGAGACATAGACCTCGACGCCGTACAGGTTCCCGAGGAAGCCGTTGCGGATCGAGTTGGCCGAGCCAGCCTCGCCCACAAACGCCTGCTCCGTGAACCGCTGGATGCCCATGAGCTTCGCCTTCTCGACAGGCGGGATCACGAGCACACGGCCCATCGACGGCACGTCGCTGTCGTCGAGCTCACGGATCATCAGGCGGAGGCCCTCTTCCGTGATCGTCGCAGCGTTGCCGGCGTTGGTGTTCGCGGCCGGGTTCCAAGCAACGAGCGCGCCCGTCGTCGGGGTACCGATCACAGCCTTGCTGTAGTTGGTGCCTTCGACCGTCGGGGCAGCGTCCGCACCCGCCAGCTTCGCGCCCTGCGCGTGGAGAAGCTGGTCAACCTTCTTCGCCAGCGCGTAGCCAGCGTCGTCGGTGTAGAAAGAGCGGTAGCTGTCGTTCGCCTGAATCGCAGCGATGTCCTCGATCAGCCGGGAATACTCCCAGTGCTGGTCGATCACAAACTGCTTCTTCGTCTCCTGCGCGGCGATCAGCGTGACCTGAGTCTCCACCGCCTTCGCGCTCGGGGCGCTCCGACCGGGGGTCGGGACGTGGATCGTGTCGCCCTTCTTGCCGACGTGGTTCATCACGACGACAAGCTGCGGCATCACGAGGTTCGACTTGTAAGCCGCGATGATCTCGTCAGACCAAAGTTCGCCAATGAACGCGCTGTTCGAGCGCTGCCGAGACGCATTGGAAAGTAGCGTCTGGGTTACCATTGGGCTGCTGTCAAAACTTGCCATTTGGCATTACTCCTAGAGGTGATTAGTCAACAATACGGCCCTCCTCGTAGGCGATGGCAATACGCTCGGCGTTGCTGCGCAGCCAGAAGTCAGCGTCCCTGTTGCCTCTCTTGGCAAGCAGTCGCTTCTCCATCAGTGCGGCTCGGGAGAACGTCTCTGTGACTTCCGGGGCCGAGGCCCCCGAGGTCTCCAGCGTCGCTTCCTTCACCTTCTGCTTTCGCTCAGCCTTGCTCTGCTCTCGCTTGGCGAGGTCTCGGTGCTCGTAGTAAGAAGCCCACAGGTCCCTCGCAGCGTCGAAATCGCCAGCGTCGCCAGCACGGGCCAGACGCACCCGGTACGGGCGCTCCTGAATCCAGTTGACGAACGCGGGGTCATGCACATCCTTCTCCCACTCAGGGTAGTCCTGTGCAAACTCCGCGCGGGCGCGGCCAATCCGCTCCTGCATCAGTTCCTGTTCGAGCTTCTCAACATGCGGCCTGACCTCACGGTTGACGACACTCTTGATGGTCTCGTCGGGGTTCGCGTAGAGGTCTTCCGCTTCTACAGGTTTGGCACGTGGCGCGTCCTGTGTGTCTGCCGGCCGGCGCAATTCTAGCTCAAGGAGCTCATCGACGGTCTTCCGCATCCGGCCGAGATCCTGTGCCTGACGGCTGTTCAGTTTCTCAAGCTCGACGTAGGACTGTGCGATCTCTTCTGGAGTCTTGCCTTTGAAGCGTTCCGGGATGTTCCCCGCTTCCTGCTTGCGCTCCTCAGATCCAGCCGCCGCATCCTGAATCTCCTGATCCAGAGCGTCGGTGGTCTCCAATTGCTTTGCGTAGTCTTCAAACTTAGCCACGATTGTCAACTCCTCATCGGTCCCCTAGGGGGATTGTCCGAAAAAACCGCAGTACCGGATGGCGTATTATCTGCGGCGTTCATGTTCTCCGCCGTAGCGGAGATTGTTAGAGTCCCACTGCTTGCCGGAACCCTTGTTTCGTTGCATCTTTTCCCATTTGGCTGCCGCTGTCGGGAAGCCAGTATCAACCCCGCAGTTCATGTAGTCCAGATGGACGGGAACGATTTCCAGCTTGGCTGTCGCTCCGCACTCCGGACAGGGGTTAGATGCCCTTTCGCTTACCTTCTTAAACTCCTCGTGCTCGTGCCCGTCGGGACAGACGTACTTATAGGTCGGCATCGGCCGCCTCGTCCGCCGCCTGCTGCCGCATCAGATCAGTCACCTCTTCGAGGTTGATGATGCGGGCAAGCTGCAACATCTGCCCACGGAGCTCGTTCACCTGATCCCACGACCGGAGCGTCGGCATGATCTCCTTCCACTCCGCTAGCTGGGACTTCGCCTCGGCGACCAGATTCTTCCAGCCGCGCGTCCCGAACATCTCGTCTAGCTCGTCGTAGTACCGTTTGATATCGGTGTCTTCGGTAGCCATTGTCCCTCCTTAATTGGCCTTTGGCTTCTCTTTGTCGGCGTCCACCTTACGTTGGGAGACCCTCACCTGTTCCGCTGCGACGGCCGCGTTGGCCGCCTCAATGGACACCTTGTCGTCCTCAAGCTCAGCAAGCACCAACTCCCTCTTGGCCTTGGCCTTTGCGAGCTCCGCCTCGGCGGCTGCCTTGGCTGCGGCGGCCTGCTCTTTGGCCAATGCCGCCTGTGCCATCCCAAGCTGGATCTGCTGCATCTGCTCCTGCATCTTGACCGTCTTCGGGTCCGGAGGCTGGAACATCGTCTCGATGGCCTTCTTCAACTCGTCCTTCTCGTAGGAGGCGGTGTTGTCGAAGATGGCCTTGAGGATGATCTTGTGGGCCGGGCTCTCAGGCGGGACGAACCCGAGCATCTGGGTAAGCTGGCCCTGCTCGACTTCCTTGGCCATGATGCCCATGGCTGCGCGCACCTTGAACACCATGTCCTTCGGGTAGCGCTCCGGGTCGAACTGCATGTAGCGCCAGAGCGACCGCCGAATCAGCGGGTCGAGGAACTGGCGCTCGATGTTCTTCATGGTCCGCTTCGACCGCTTGAGCATGCTGGCCGAGAGCATCGACATGCCCGAGGCCGTCTCGTTGCGGCGATTGGTGGACAACGGAGTTGCGGAGTCCATCGCCCCGGTGCCCATCTGCACCATGCGCTCCAGATCACCGGCCTGCTGAAACGTCAAAGCTAGGCCAGCCGCGTCGAACCCGATCCTCTCAATGATCTCCGACGGGCGGCCGCGCGTCATGAAGATCTTGCCGGGCCGAACCCGCATGTCCGGGTTGCGCGGCATTCTGGTGATATCGGCTCCCAGCATGGGAGCGGTGACCAGCGAGAGGGCGTCCATACGCGCCCGCAACTCCGAGTCCAAAGCCTTCTGCGGGTTGAACCCCTTCTCGGCGATTCCCCTACCCCAGAACTCTCCGGGCACGGTGTCGAACTGGAACGCCACCACCGGCCGGTCCTGCATAGCGAACGGGCTCTTGGTGGCTCTCAACACGGTCTCTTCGTTGGCGAGGACCACGATGGCCTCGACCAACGCACCAGATTCCCCGACGTACGATCCCGGCACCTTGCCGTAGTACTCGGTGATCAGGACGCCCTCGTCCTGCGCATCCACCGACGTGTTCACGCCGGTACCAGTCGTATCCCCACGGGTGCCTGTCCACGGGCCGATGTCGGCCTGCTTGTAGACTCCCGTCTTCTGCTTGGCCTTGACCGTGTGCAGAGGCTTGAGCATCTCGTGCGCACAGTACGACGCCTCGTCAATCGAGGTCGCGGCCGGGTCAATGATGAACTCGTCCGGGCGGATGGCGTCTACGGTGACGACCACTCGCTCGTCCGACATGGTCTCGCCCTCAACGAACGTCTTCACGTCCTTGAGGGTCACGTTCAGCTTCGCAATGCCGGTGCCGTAGATGCAGCCCAGCAGGACCGACTTGGCCAGCGCGCTCTCCACGTCAGCAAGCTCGAAGTCTTCGAGAAGCTGGTCGCGGTACGCGATGGCGTCATCCTTCTGCTCGTCCCGGATGTCGTCCTCGATGTCGAACCACGCGGAGCGGGAGAACAGGGCCTCCTCGATCTCCGCCGCCGACATCTCAATCGCCTGCTGGAGGGCGGGCGAGATCAGGCGCGAGCGCTCCGAGTTCTGGTTCTTGTCCTCATCGACCCAGAACCCGCGCCACAGCCGGGTGTACTCCTTCCATCGCTTCTCGTACTTCTGGTCGCGGACCTGTCGGCCACGCCGAATGCGCGTCATCACGTACGAGACGAGCCCGTCACTGCCTAGGCCGGAATCTCCCCCTGCGGATTCCGGTCCACGGCCCTGACGGTCGTTGTTGGCGAATTTGTCAGGCATCAGTACCCTGCCACTGCGTCGATGGGCTTCCAGTCGTCGATGACGGAGGGACCGTCCATCCACGGATCTGCAAGCTGGTCAATATACGCCACGGCGTCCAGAAGGTCGTCGTGGGCTAGGGGGCTTGGGAAGTCATCAACCTGATCCAAGAAGACCTTGTTCCATGCCCCGCGCACCAGTTGGATGCGTCCCTTCTCGGCGCGCCCCTGCAAGGCCCACGCGATCCGGTCGGTCTTCTTGTTGTTGCCGTGGGTCAGATCCTCGACGTTGAAGAACGTGCCTAGCCTGTTCATCTCGTCGAGGAGGTAGGGCATCACGGCGTTCTTCGCCATACCCTTCTCGATCCCCAGCCTCTGCGGGCGGTAATCACGGAACGCCTTGACGATCCGGAGGGCAGTCTCGCGCACGTCCCACTGGCCGTGGACGATCTCCTCTACGCACCACCCGCCCTGATGGTTGAGGACTACTGCGATAGCGTGGTCGTCCAGCCGCTTGATCTTGCGGCCACCTTCCGTGGCCTCGAAGCCGGCGAGGTCGATGGCGACGTAGTAGTCGCCCACGTCCGGGCGCCGAGCGATGATGGGGAACATGTCCCGGCTGATCACCGTGCCAGCGCCGCCCTCGAAGGACGCCTCGTACTCCTGCTTGAAGCGGTCGTTCGACATCTCCGCCCGAGCGGCCGCGATCTCCGTCTGCGGCAGGAACGGGTTGTCGGAGGACGGGAAGTGCCAAGACTTCCACTCCCCACTATCGTCAACAAGCCCACGCTGGTAGAGCTCCCAGAAGTGGTTCTTGCCATCCGGCGTTCCGATGAAGAGTGCGCCGCCCTCGGCGCGGGTGAGGGCTGGCCTGATGATCAGGTCCCAGACCTCCTCCTTCATGAACGCGAACTCGTCAAGCACGACGTAAGACAGACCGACACCACGGAGGGTGTCTGGCCTGTCCGATCCCTTGATGCAGATTCGCCGGCCGTTGACCAGTTCAAGTTCCCCGGTGTTCTCCCACTTGTTACGGATGAGAGATTGCCCGAGCTCTTTGAGCAGGGGCCACAGGATCTTCTTGCCCTGATCGAACGTCGGGGCGACGTAGTAGACCTCCTCAAGGGAAAGGTCTACGCGAACCCCGTCCGTCCGGACCTTCTCGGTCTTGGCGGCCTCGACGAACAGTGTGACAGCGGCGAGATAACTCTTCCCGAACCGCCGTCCAGCGGCCACCACCTTGTAGCGGTGGTCGTCGTAGAATATCTCAGCCTGCCGCTCATGCAGGCGAATATCCACGTTTAGTACTCGTCTCGCTTCTTCCGGAGGTCGTTCGCCGCATTATGCACGGCGCCGCCCCGGCCTTCGTTCCCGTAGTTCGACACGACTGCGTTGTCTCGGCGGACTTCCTTCATTCCCTTCGGCGAGAAGGCGCCCGACGCGAGCTCGCGGATGAAGGTCCCCGCAAGCTCGGTAGCCGTGAACTTCTTAGGCTTTTTCTCGTCCGCCATGACGGTTACTTCGACTTGCCGTCTTTGCCGCGCGAGTGGCTAGGAACGACCTTGGCCGAACCGATGCTGGCCGGCTTCTGGAACGAGGGCGACTTGGCGCCCGAACCCTTGGCCAGACCCGGACCCTTCTGGGCGGAATCGCTGCACTGCTTGTTGCTCATTTGCTGATGACCTCTGCGTCAATTACGTTGATGGCCCTGACGGGCTCGACCCTTTTTGGAGACTCGGACGAGATGTTGATTTCAACCTTCTCGACGGCGTTCTCCCTCTCCGTGTGGCCCTTGCCGATGTGCAAGTCCAAGAGGAGCTTGATCATCGCCCGGTCGCCCTCAATCGCTAACTCTACGGCCTTCTTCATGACCTTGCTCAGGTCTGGAGCCGCCTGCTCGCGAAGCTGTAGTTCGAGCGACTCCTTCAACAAGGTGATCTTGTTGCGCGCCCCTTTCGGCCGACCGTTCGGGTTGCCCGACTGGCCGGGCTGCCACAGTGTCCATCCCCCTCTCCGCTTCGCCGGGGTAGGCTTGGACTCCGTAGCAACCAAGTCTTTGTTCAGTACGTCTTGGGCGGCAGCACGCGGTCGCGGAGTTCCCGGAGCCTCTCGGTCAGGATCTCCCTGACCCGCTCCGCCCTCTCCGTCACCCGGTCCTGCACCCGCATCATCTCCTTTCTGCTGATCAGCCCACGCTTCGCCATGGTCGAGGCGTTCTTCGCCTGCTGGAACCCCATCGCGTTGATGCGCCGGGCCTGCTCCAACTTCGCGTCCTTCGACAGCATGTTCAGGAAGAACTCCCTTCCCGGCTGCTGGCCGATGTCCTCGATCGAGACGTGCGGGTCCGCTAACCTGAATCCCAGCGCCTCTGGCGACGAGCCCAACACGTCCATCTGGACGGTCCTCTCGTGCAGCGACGGGTTGTTCCTCATTGCCGGCCCGATGTACCGCCCCAAGGAGTCCGTCTCCGGAACCTTGTCCGGGTTCATCGGAACCCGCATCGTGTTTACCGGGTCCTTGACCTTCCCCGCGATGATGTCGTTGAGCTCCTGCTCCAGCTTTCGCTTCGGGTGATTTGCGAGGTCTGCCACGCTTGCCTTTGGCGGGAGGACTGTCGGGCTCCGCCCGAGCAGCACGTCCGTCTCCCGCATCAGCCGCTGGAACTGGGCGTCCGACTCCGACAGGATGTCCTTCACCGACCTCCCCGACGACAGAAGCTGCTTGTCCGCCTCCCCCCTCCCCAGCACCTGTACTGGTACCAGAACGTCCGGGCCGAACTCCTTCTTGATCGCCAGCATCCGGTGCCGCCCCTCGTGGCCGGCGACGTACGGCTTTCCTAGCTGCGGGTCTGTTGTTACTTTCAGCCACGGGTTTGCTAACTTCTTTCCTTTTTGAATACTGTCTTGCAGGAAGTCCACGCTGTCGTAGCGGATGTTCTTCTGCGAGAGGAACGACGCCTTCCCAAGGAACTCGTCGGGTGTCATGTACTCGACGCGCCCCAGCCCCTTCTTCGGGAGGTCGATCTGGTTGGGTACGGCCCCGATGCCTTTTTCAGCATCGAACACCTCATCCAACTTCGTCATCCCCCTCCGGGCAGCGCTCATGCCGGATGGCACGAACGGGATCACCCCTGCGGCCGCCAACCCCACGTCCAGCGCATTCCTGCGGGACGGGTCTAGGGCGATGCCAGCGGCATCCCCGGCCAGACCAACGATGTCCCCTACGACCGGGGGCATGGCGATGCTGCTGAGAGACGCCGCATCGGCAAGTTTCAGCAGACGTTGACGGCGTGCCGCATCCATGTTTATTAAGATCTCTCTCGTACAGGGGGCTCTAAGCGGGTCCAGCCGTCAGGGCTGGTTGGTGCGTCTGAAACTCGGCGGGCGCCCCCTCACGGGGAAGCCTGCCGCCTCCCCCGTTTCACCCCGCTCCGCCTCGTTATGTGCGTCACAAAACGCACTTAACTATAGTATTAGAAGAAAGTTTAGACAGTTTTATTAGTTATGTTAAAGAAAAAGTCGTTATGTTAACTTAATTCCTGTTTCGTTCGCTGTTTTTCGCTCTGCACGCACCGTCGGCGTTTTCACGCGCCCCTTCGTTGGGCGGGCGTCCCTACCCTCCGCGCTCGCGCACCGCAGGCGCTTCCTGCGCTCCCTTC